GCGGCTCTGGATGTGGGGCAGCAGGAGTTTGGTGGCACCCTCGACCGCCAGCTCGGCGGCCAGTTCGGTAGCCGTACGGCCGACCGTCAGCGCTTCGAGCTTGCCGCGCAGGGTCTTGGTGTCGTTCTCGCGTGCCTCTTCGGCCTCGCGCAGGCGCTGTTTGTAGCTGTCCTCGAGCGACGCGATGTCGCCCTCGGCCTTGGCGCGCTTCTCGGCCTCTTCGCGCGCCTTGCGCTGTTCGGCCTTCTTCTCGTCGAGAAGTTCCTGCGTCTTCTGGCGCAGGCCGGTCACGTCCGGGATGCCGTCAGCGTCGAGACGGAACTTGCCGTCCGCACCCTGCGTGTAGAGATCGTGATATTTCTCGTCGATGCCTTCCAGCGATTCGACTTCGTAACGGAGCTTCATGGTGGGCTTCTGCTCTGAGGGTGCCGGCGCAGCCAGCGGGTTCGAATGCACGCGATTCTACCACGCGGAAGCATTCGACCGCAAACCCTTAGACGCCAGCCCTCTTGAACGCGCGCGGGTTGAGCTTCCGCATCTGCGCCAGCGTGAGCGGCTGGAAGTTTCGACCCAGATTCAGCTGGCCAAACTTCTCGGCGCCGAGGCCGCCGTCCCGGAGGAGCTTGCCCCGGGTCGCCCCAATGGCCACGTCTTGGAACGCGGCATCCTGACCCTTCAGCCACTCGTAGTAGGTGGTTTCGCCCGCGACATACCCATCGGCCGAGGCACGGGTGGCGCCCTCGGACAACATCGCGAGCGCCGGGTGCAAGTTCGGGATGGTGGCCGAGCGGCATGCGATATGGGCCGGGGGCAGCGGGCCCTTACCGATTTCGAACTTCTGGCCATCGAGCGACCGGCACGTCGGGGAGGTGCGCGAATCGAGGGTGGCCACCCATTGATAGCCCTCGACGATGTCGTCGTTGGCCGCATATACTTCGTTCCGGGCGACGTTCACCACGTGCTGGATCGCCGTCCGGACCACGGCCTCGGCGTGGCGCCGGGAGACCGCGAGCAGACCGTCCGAATACTGCAGGGCGCGGGTGCCCCGGATGCGGTTCAGGATCTGCTGGTTGTTCTCGCCTTCGTAGTACCCCTGCTGGATGGCCGAGGCGATGGACCGGGCCTCGCTCTCACCCCACGTGCGCATGAACGGCTCGAGCAGGAGCTCCCCGGATGGCGAACGCACGCCAAGCGGCCGGGCGGTGACGGCTGCCCATACCTGCTGCGATGCCGGGACGGCCACGGTCGCAGCGGCGCCCGCGCGCATCATAAGCTCGAGGCCGAGACCGGCCTGCTCGATTTCGTCGTCGCTCAGCTCCCGGAGCTGCCCCATCGCCCGGCCGACGTAGGTCGAGTAGCGCCGGGCCAGAATCGCGGACAATTCGTCCATCTGCTTCTGTAGGCGGGTCCGGGAGAACTCAGTCAGGTTGTCACCCGACAGGCGGGCCCGGATGTCCGCGTCGATGGCGCGCAGGGTCTCATCGAAGTCCAACACCTGCGCGGCCTTGAAGCGCTCGATGAGCACCTGCCTGCGGATGGCCAGATCGATGGGCCGGAGCGGCTCGGACGGCGCGTCGGGGCCGGGGGTCGCGGCTGAGGTAGCTGCCCTGCCCTCGGTGCCCCGTCCGAGCGCGCGGAGGACGACCGGGTCGGATAGGTCGGCCTTGCCGTCCCAGTCCGTGCGCAGGGTGATGGGCTTGTACTTGCGGAACTCGTCCGAGGTGAAGAACGCGGCCTGCTGGGCCTTGGTCAGGCCCGCGACCCGGGCGGCCAGTTCTTCGTAGAGCTCACTCTGGCCGAGGTCCTCGGCGACGTACTGGATCTGGTCGAGCCACGAGTCCAGCTTATCCGGGACGAAACCACGACGGGCCCACGCGTAACCGCCCACCTCGATGTTCGCATTGATCGAGATCTGCGGCGGAACCTTCCAGTCCACCCGCTCCACGACATCGAGCGTTGCACGCATGACCGGGGACGAGATGCCCCGGCCCTGCAGGCTCTCGTTGATCGAGAAATATCCGTGGCGGATGCGCCCGAAGTCGGGGTCGAAGGTTCGCGCGATGGAGACTTGGCCGCCGTTGCGGTCGAGACCAACCGTGAAGCCGCCACCCGGGGCGCGCTCGACCACGATTTCCCAGTTGCCCTCCCCGCCGATCAGTTCGTCGATTTCGCCCGCGAGTTGGGCGTAGCGCTCGAGGAGGATCTCGGGCAGTGGCCCGGGCGGCAGGGTTCCGTACTTAATCGCCATCGTCGATGCTCCGGGGCGTATCCGAGGGCCAGATGGCCCCCTCGGTGGACTTCGCTCCGGTGGCCAAGATCTCGGCCTCCTGACGCGCGAACCGCTCCAGCAATGGGGCGGTCACGGATGGGTCTTCAGTCAGGGTGTGCTTGATGGCCATGCGCGAAGTGTATCACGCCGGGACATCACTCGGTAGGGTCTGAGCCCGGGGCGGGTTTCCGAGGCCCACCAACCTCATCCTCCGCCCCGGGCTCAGTTCGGGTGGACGGATCGAGGAAGCCGCCCACCGAGGGGCCGTCGCTCTCGATCTCGTCCTTAATCTCTTCGTCGGTCTTTTCCTGATCGACCAAGTTCAGGCGGCGCAGGGTGGTCCACGCGTCGGAGCGCGGGATCAGGCCGGCCTGCACGCCTGCAATCACGGTCTTCACGATCTCGGTGTTGAACGTGAGACCTTCGAATTCGGTGTCGATCGCGAAGTCGGTCTTGCCCGTGGTGCCCATGAAGCGGGCGGCCCACGTGAGCACGAGGCGATAGGCTTCCGACACGTTGTCGCAGATCAGCGACAGGACCGAATAGGAGGCCCGGGTCTCAGCCTTGGACTGATGCTCGGTCTTGACTGCGGAGCCGGGCTGCAGAAGGCGGGCACCCAGCGACACCAGCTCTTCGCGCTTGGTCTTCATCGCCTCGGCGGCGAGGGTGTTTGGCTGGACCTGCAGCAGGCCGATCTGGGCGCCGACCGGGCCCATGAGCACGCGTCGCGATCCGAAGTAAACCCCCTGCTGCTCGAGATGGTCGCGCCACTGCTCATCGAGCCCGGTCATGGTGACCTGCGGCTGCCCCAGCATGAACACGGACTCTTCGTAGTCGGCGCTGTTGCGGAACATGCCGAGGCTGACCTTGACCATGTCCGAGATCGGGGCGCGGTCGAGACGGGCGTCGTTGTTGGTCGCGCCGACGAAGGTGAACGGAATTCGGTCCCACGGGGCGCCGGTCGAGTCGGTAACGACATTCTCGCCCTCGGACACCCAGCCCTCGCCCTGTTTCACGAGGATTTCGACCGTGTACCGGGGCTTTTCACCGTCGGTGCGCAGACGCAGCACACGATAGGTGTCGGTCTCGATCACTTCAAAGCCATCCTCGGAGCGCTGCTGGCGCTTCTCGAACAGCTTGACGAAGGTCAGGAGCAGCGCCGAGCCCACCTTGGTGACGGCCCAGTCGTGGATGTCCTCGGTCCGGTACAGGACGGACCGGGCCGCGACCCGGCCCTCGCGCATGTCGGCGACGGACGCCCCGCCCTCGGTCTTGGGAAAGTCGGCCAGCAGGCCAATGCGCCCGGTGGTCAGGATCTCGGCAATGGACAGCTGCGCCTGACCGACAAGGCCGACCCCGGCGCCGTCGACGTCCTGCAGCATGTACTCGAGGGCCTGGGGGAGCTCGAAGTGGGGCCAGTCGCCAAAGGCGATGCCCACCATCCCGGTGACGGTGCGGCCGACCGCGTTGGTGTAGACGGCACGCTTGACGTAGCCTTCGTACCGGGACTTGGACTCGGCCGAGAGGTCGTTGGGCGTAGGGTGGGGCAGGTAGTCGGCCGGCCGGGCCTTCAGGGCGTCCTCGCCCTCGACCGCATCACGGTTCTCGCGCCACTCGGCCTTACGCTTGGTATAGTCGGGATGGGTGAACGTGTAGTTGGTCATGGGGCCTCACGAGTGATCCGAGGCCCCAAGCCTTCAGGGCTCCATTGGAACACGAAGGCTTCTGCCCAGTCAATGCGACGGACTGTGTACCCAGAGCCGGGGCTCGATGTGGTCCTGCCGGGGCCCACACCAGCACTGGCGGTGTTGCAGGTGGGCGTTACCAAAGTGCGGGAACACGTGGAGGTGTTCGCCCGGGTGACGGTCGCCCTGTAGCACGGCTCGGGCGGTGGCTATGGCGTCTCGCATGTCCATCAGCGGGCCCCGAACTGGAACGACGACACGGGCTTGATAATCGGGAAGCGGCGGTGGATGAAGTAGCCCCCGGCGTCGTTGCCGTGGTCGAATCCGGATTTCTTGTCCGGGGCGCCACCGTCGTCGTACGCCTGCTGCTCGAGGCCCTCGGCGTAGGTCGGGCAGAGGTCGTCGTTGACTTTGTACTTGCGGTGCTGCCTGTTGTCGCAGAAGGCCATGTTCATGGCAAGCACGCGGTCCTTCACGGGCGGGTTGGCTGCGGGCGCCGACACGATGAACCCGGCCTGCTTCAGGAGCCCGATGTCCGAGGTGCTGGCGCCCTTGGTCGAAGTATTGCCGCCCGAGGCGTCTGGATAGACCGTGATCGCACGCGTCCGCTCCCACTCCCCCCGGGCGGCGTTGAACTTCCAATACCGGGACTTCAGCTCCTCGATCATGGCCGGGGTGTCGCGGATCTTCATCGCCTCGGCCACGGCCCGGGGCTCACCATCCCGGACGACGTGCACGATGGCGGACATTTTGCCAACGTTGAAGTCCATGCCGATATGGACGGGCTCGGCACTCTCGACCTTGTCCGAGCAGCGGTTCTCGACCCGGTTGTAATGGGAGTACACCGTCCCGGACGTGAGGTTAGTGAACTGGCCGTTGAGGTAGGCCGAGATCAGCTCCTGCGGGTAGGTCTCGAACAGCTGCTCGATGTACCCGTCCGGGAGGTTCGCCTCGTTGGCGTAGGTCGACGCCTGAACCACCCCGTAGAAGCGGCCCAGCGACGGCTTGTCGCGGACCTTCTTCACGAACTGGTCGTACATGAACTTGAACCCTTCCGGGGTCGTGGTCACGTCGATCTGGGACTTGAACCCATCCGGGCCCTTCCAGCGCATGCGGGCGATGATCTTGCGCCATGCCAGCTGGGCCTTGACCATCGGTAGGATGTCGATTTCGTCGACCAGCGCCCGGCCGATCTTGAAACCGACGATGCGCTCGGCGCGCTCCATCGAGCGGCAGATGATAAGGGACTTCAGGCGCCCGCGCTCGAGCAACTGCACTTCATTGTTGCCGGGCTGCACGAGGACTTCGAATCCCATGCGCTCGCCGACTTCCTCAATGGTCGGGAAGAAGATGTCCCGGATCTGGGGGTAGGTCGGGGCGAAATAACCCTGCGGGATGCCCGGGGTCTTGTGGGCAGCTGCGCACAGGCCGATGCACCCGACGTAGGTCTTGCCCGACCCGAACCCGCCGACGTAGCCCCGGAACGGGCGGTCGAGGGTAAGCAGCTCGCCCTGCGGCTGGTTGACGTCGAGATCGATGATGCTCATGCGACGCTGACCCTGCCCAGAAGCCAGCCGATGGCGAACCCCAGGCCTACGACGGAGGACACGACGACCACGATGAAGGCCACCGCGTCCCCCAAGCTGAACTCAGAACGCTCTCGCCTGCTCATTCTTCATGCTTCCGGGTGCAGTCACGGATGCTGATCCGGACTTCGGTGGTGGCCGGGGCCGGGTCGCTCGGGTTGCCTTCACCACCATCGAACCCGAACAGCTTGGCGGCCGTCTGAATGGTAGCATGGGCGACGTTCGTCTGCCCGAGGAACATGGCACGCTCCCGGATCGACTCGAGCTCGGCCGCCAGTGATTCGGCGGTCACGTTGACGGCCCGGGCACGCTCTTCCTTGCACTCCTTCACCCGGGCCCGGACCTCGGGGTAGCTGATCAGGCGCGACGCTTTCGCGTACCGGATCTCGGTCTCGGTCAGGTAGTACCCGTCCGGGGTCGATATGCGCGTGATGGTGAGCGGCGGGCCCTTCTTCTGCGGCACCGCTTCGCGCTCGACCACGTACCCGGACAGATCCAGCCACGTAAGGGTCTGAAGCTCGGCGGTCCGGTAGGACTCGGCCAGCATCCCGGTCCGGGCATATTCGAAGCAGAACGCCTCGACGAATGGCGTGATGGTGATCGCGGCTGCGGCCTCGAGGTCACCCGCCCTGCGCGCCTTGGACGCGGCTGCCTTCTCCGGAGTCCGGACGCTTTCGACTTCGATGGCTTTGTTGACGCCCTGCATCGAAGCGGGTTTGTCGGACTTCTTTGGGGAGCGGGCCACAGGCGGGGTCGACTCAGTCGAGGAAGCCACATTGTAGCACTGAAGGGTTGGCCAGCGGAAGTCGGCACCCGGCCCTAAAGCGCACTCGTACGGGAAAGGCCACCGGCCCGGGGTGGGTGGGAGGGGGTCTCCCCCCGTTTTTGGGGTGCTAAGGCCGTGTTGTAGGCGTGATAGTCTGCCCGAGTGAGACTACAACGGCCAGAGCGCCCGTCCGACGGGGCCTCTGAGTGTCTGTTGTAGTTGTGATAGTCTCCGCGCCATTGTTGTTATCTGTGCGAGTTGTCTTTTCCCGCGAGACTACAACAACAACACGGGGTAGTCGGGTACGTACCCGCGCGTAGCAAGAAGCGTGCCAGCCACAGGCCCCGTCCCACGGGCCGTGGAACACAGTTGTCGTCGCTGTTCCACGTGAGACAGACCGTCTCCGCGTGTTGTAGCCTCGGTCCTCGAGCCTATCACGCCTACAACACGACGGCCCTCGACCGTACGCTTACCCCGGCCCACCGTATGGTTCCACGCGCGTGGAACATAAAAAAGGGGCCCCGAGGGATCTCGACCCCGGGGCCCAACCTCCCGCCTTGGACTAGACGTGAGGAACCATGTTTTGCAGTCAGCGGCTGAGCAGTGGGCCGGCCACGATCAGGAACAGGACGAACACTGCGAGGATCGCCTTGGTCACGCTCACGAGGGCTTTGGCCCTTCTGCGCGCGAACCGGGCCTCAGGGTCGTAGGTCCTCATTGCAGCGTGTCCATGATTCGTTCGAACCGGTGCGCGGCGACCTGCATGAGCGGCGTCTCGTAATGCCCGGACGGGGTCGAGTCTTCATCGGGGCGCGGGTCGCGGTCGAGGTCCGCACTGGCCGCGATGCGCTGTCCGAGGGTCGGGCTCGGTGCCGGGAAGCGCGCTCCGCGTTCCACGTAATACCCGACCCTCGGCCGGAAGCTCAGGGTGTATGGCATGTTCGACGCCTCGAGCGCATTTAGCATCGGGGCGAGGACGGTGGCGTCCGGGGCGTGGATCGAGCACCCGGCGTGCATGAACATGTCAAGTGCGCGGCTGACGGCCTCATTGGTGGCCTCAGGCACATTCTGGGAGGGCGTGTAGCGCATGGCAAAGTCCGGTGATGGGGTACGGTGGGAGGAGTATAGCGGACGACCTGTAACGGCGGTGTGAGTAGGAATCACCCGTCGCTGAACGGGCATTCAGGGTCTCCGCAGTCGCACCCGTCGTCCGCGATCAGGTGCCGGGGCAGCTTTATCTCGAGCAGGGCGCAGTGGGTCAGAAGCGCGGCCCGAATGATCCCGGTCCGGGTGCCCCCGGTGATTTGCGAGATCCGGCGCGCAGCCTCGAGCGCAACCGGGTCGAGGGTCAGCAGGATCTGATGGTAGCCGGCCTGCTTAAGCGCCTTGCGGCGCTCACGCTGAGATTGGGCGGTCGGGTTCGCCATCAGAAGAACCCCGCCGCGCAGATCGGACCGATGCCGGCTGCGATCGAGGCCGGGTCCGTCAGCTCGCGACCGCAGCACGAACAGCGGCCGGTTTTCTTGCCGTACTCGACGGCCGCCGTGAGCGCGTCGGCAGCAACCGCTACCACTGCCGCCACCTGCTCCTGCGTGGCGCCCCGGGACGCGAGGAAACGCCCCTCCGGGGTGATCTTGCCGAGGTAGACCTCGCCTTCACCCTTCACGTACACGTGGCCCGCGTTCTGGCCGCTCGCCGGCGCGAGGCTGAAGTTCGCGACTTCGGTGCGGATCTTCGGCTTCTTGTGTCCGCTGCGCGTCGCCTTGGTCAGGGCGGCCGCGATCCCGGACGCGGTGCCGATGACCGGGGCGCTGGCCTGCTGTTCGGCCTTACGTGCCGCCCGGGCGTCGAGGCCCTTCTGCACGGCCGCGATCTGGTTCGGGGTCAGCTCGCCATACTGCTGCAGCTTGCCGAACAGCGAGCGGATGAAGTCCGACGAACCCGACTCGAGCTCTGCGTAGATGGCCGGGTTCGCGGCCTTGAACGCTTCGACCGAGTCACGCAGACGCTGGGCCTTCGTCGCCTCACCCTTGCGGTGAGCAGCAGCGCGCTTGGCGTAGCCGACCTTCACGCGGCCCGAGCCCTTGCAGGTGTAGCACGGGCCCGAACGGCTCCACGAGGTCCCGAACGTCACCGAGCCGCGACCGTTGCACTTCGGGCAGGCTTCCTCACCCGCGTTCGCCTCGAGGTCGGTGCGGCCGGCCGTCGCGCGGCCCGGGCCACGGACAGGCGCCGAGTCGAGGTCGTCCATGTCGGAGAAGTCAGAAACGTCGCGCGGGGGGGTCATGGTCATCATGGCGGGGCTCTCTATGCTCTATGGAGGGTGGAACAAAGGTAAGGATACCACGCCCTGCCTTTGTCGCCAATTACCGTTCGTCGGCTTACTCTCGGGCCTGCTCGATCAGGGCCTCGGGCCGGTCGGCCTCGACGCACTTGCCGCTTATGTGCATGTAGAACACGGTCCGGCCCTTGCGCACGAGCTGGCCGATGTACGGGTGCGCATCGAGCAGGCGTCGGACTTCAATCGCACGGGCCTCGGCCGCGTAATCGCGCTCGAGCAGGCGTGCGTCGGCCGCGCGCTTTTCGTTGCGCGCGTCGTAGATGGTGCGGATCTTCCGGATCATGGTCATGCCTCCACGTAAACGCAGGTCAACAGTTCAGGTTCGCCGGTCCCGGACTCTTCTGCGCTCAGGATCTGGGTCACCTCGACCGTCGCGTGCGACCGGCCGTCCTCGGCGATCCGCACCAGCTTGGCGGCTGCGGCGTCGTTACGGCCCTCGAACGACCACGTGAACGAAGTCTCGCCCCGGATCGTGATGTCGACGGTTACGCCGGTCGCGACGGACAGGACGTGGGCGAGAGTGCGAAGGCGGGCTTCTGCTGTCATTGCTCTATGCTCTATGGGCGGCCGGGACCATCCCCGACCGCCCGCATAGGATACACTGCATGGCCCGAAGCTGTCAATTACCGTTGGTCGGATGGGGCCAAATCGGGACGCCCGACCACTCGTTGAGACCCGCGTCCCGGGCGGTCCGTATCCAGTTATCCCGGGCTGACTGGTCGAGCTCCTCCCACGTGTGCAGGGTGGCGTCCGGGTCGAGTTTCCTGACGTGCTCACGAGTCCGGTCGTAGTTCGCCCGCCCCCGGGCGATGTACGGGTCGAACGCGCGCACCGACATCACCCGGTGCCGGGCCCGGACGCCCAGCCCCTCAGGGCGGTGCCCCTGCCGCTTGAGCTGGTCGAGGTATTCGGCCGTGAGGGCGTTGGCCCTCGCTTCTGCTTCCTCACGCGTCGTCCCCGGGAGGCACGCCTCGGCCGGGAAGTCGTTGTGCATAATCACAAATAGATTACGCATCGGGGGCCTCCCCGGCCGTGTCCTCGCGGGTGCGGGCGGCGAGGTCGAGCAGCCGGGCGTACTGGCCGGCTGCAATCTCGGTGTTGCACTCGGGCGGCACCACGTCGAAACCGTATTCCCGCTGCATCTGCTTGCCTCGCTCCCAATCGTCTGGGTATGCGCCACCACGCCGCAGGCAAAGCAGCATCGGAATCGTCGGAGCGCGCGGCATCCACACGCCATCCTCCCCGCCCATCGCCCCGGCCGTGGGCGCGGCGGCGCCAATCACGCGCTCGCGGCATTCGTTCCAGCCGTCGTCAAAGCCCTTCTCGTAGTCGCTGGCCCACTTGCGGCCCGGTCGTTCCTCGGGCACGCCCTCGCGGGCGGGCGGTGCGGTGTAGAGCGCGCGAACCTGCCAGTCCACGTCCTTGATGCCGGTCGTGCAGCCGTTGAGGTGCGACCAGTAAATCGCCTCGGTCGTCGGCTTCCATTCGCGCGGCATGCCGGGACGCAGGTCGCGGTACTGCCACGCCGCCGCCACCTCCTCCGCCCCAGCGTGCCGGGCAGACAGGGCGGCGTTCACCAGCTCGCGCATTTTCGTGAACACGTAATGCGCGCCCCAATGCTGCTGTCCGATGGCGGCCTCGATGCCGTCCATTTCCTTGCGGAAATACGCGCGGCGATCCGCCTCCCCACCCTGCCGGGCGGCGGGCGTGGCGAGGGTGGCGGCTTCCAGTGCTTCTCGCGCCTCATCGCAGTATTGCGGCCAGTATTCCTCTCCCGGCCCGATCATCGCGGCCAGCTTGCGTGCTGCCGCTTCGATCCGCGCACCCTCCGCCGCCCCGGCAGGCGGCGCGCTCGCGGCGAGGCGGTCGATAGCTTGGCCGAGCTTCGTGCGAAGAGCTTCCGCCTCGGCAACCGCGGGAGCCCGATGTGCGCCGAATTGGCCGAGCACGAAACTGTCCACGAACCGGAACGCGTCAAGCAGCGCCGCATCGGGCGCGGGGGTGGTGGTCATCGCGGGCCTCCGTACATCAGGTGGTCGAACGGGGTCACGTGGTCCCGGCCCTCCTCGGGCGGGTTCTCGGCCACCCAGATCCGGCGCGCGGCGATCACGCCCGGGTGGGAGGGCAAGTACGACACCCAGCGCGGGCGGTGGAACAGCTCGTCCAGCTCGTCATGGGCCAGGGTCATCAGCGACCCGGCGTCGGTCACGACCGTGGCGCGGTCGCGCTCCCGGTCGCATTCGATGACCACGGCGTTGCCCACGCGGCGCCCGTCCCGGGTCGCGAGCTGGGCGCCGATGGCGCGATAGTCGGTCGTGTGTCCGGTCGCCCACTCGGGCAGGGGCTCTTCGAATTCGTTCACGGTCACTCCTGAGGCCCCGGGTCTCCCCGGGGCGGTTGGTGGGTCAGGCGCGGCCTTCGGCCTCGCGGAGGAGGCACCCGTACAGGTAGTCGCATACCTGATCCGGGGTCGCGTTCATCGGCTCCGGGTGCCCGCCCTCGTCGAGCATGTCGCGGATCTCCTCTTCGTCGTAACGGTTGCGTACCCAGTTCGGCAGCTCGTCCGTGGAGGCCGGCCCGGAGGCGACCACCCCTTCGACGACAGCCGCGACGAGCTCGTCCTTGGTGTAGACGTCGCTCAGGTACTCGGCGTATTCGTTGCGGACGACCTCGAGCAGGCGCGCGGCGTGCTCCGGGCTACGGCCCGCGTAGTTCAGGAGGCCGGCAAGAAGGGCGCCACGCAGGGCAAGGGAATCGTTCATGGCTTTGTCTCTCTATCGTCTATGGGCGGCCGGGGAAGTCCCGACCGCACAGCTAGTGTACCATGGCTCGTATTTGTCGGGAATTACCGCTCGTCGGCCGGCGTCCACTGCAGCCGATTCGCCCCGGGTCCGAATCCCAGATATCGGCCGCGCTGCCCGTGGACCCGGATCGGAAGGGTTGACGGGTCGGACAGCAAGACCGTCCCGCCGTCGAGCGGCCCACCCTCGAGCGTGTAACGAGACTTGACCACCTGCCCGGACAGCCGTTTCGCTTTACGCCGGTCAGCCATGCAGCACACTCGGCCCATCGGCGAAGTTCATGAGGTTGCGGAACCGCTCGCTGCAGGACTGCGGCTTAGGTACGCAGGCCGGGCATGGCTGCAGCGTCCGCCCGTTCGGGGTCAGGACTGTCTTCAGCCCGGCGCACCTGTGGCATGGCCTCTCGTTCGTCTTCCTCGGCTCCTGTGACATAGCGGACGGTCTTCCCTTTGTAGGTGGTGATGATGGTCGTGGCGGCCTTCTCGGACGCCTCCGGGAAAAACAACTGGGCCTTGCACGTCTTGCCGTG